TCAAACATATTATTTTGTCTTTCTGATCCTGGCATAATTAAAAGTCACTCATTAATAATTCATCTATTGCTTCCATTACTTCTTCTTTTGTTGCTAACATTTTAAACGATAAATCAGCTTGAAATCTCAATGCTTCTTCACCATCTTTAAATATTATAATAGTAGGTACAACCGCTATTTTATATTTTTTAGCTTCATCTGCATTTTTAGCTATATCAACAATACCTTTTGTTTTGCAGTCTAAATCCATAAACCAAGAAACAGAATTAGCATCGTTCCAACCAGCGTTAAAATGCTTTGCTTCTATTTGTGCAAAAATATCTTGGCTAAATAGCATTAGTATAAATAATAGCTTTTTCATCTATTGTATAATTTGTCTTCTATTTTTTCTAAAGACTTTTTTATTTCTTCTACATCTTTTTGTGTAGTCATAATTGTATTACGTATCATTTGATCTTTCATATCAAACTCCATGCGTGTAACATCAGGTGGTAGTGGTGCTGGTAATTCTTTTGCCTCTGCAATATCTGCCTGTAAAGCAAACCACATACCTATAATAGTCGCCATAGCAAAGCCTATAGCTATTAAACTTTTTATACTTACATTAAACCCTGTATCTTCGTTTAACTCTTTTGCCATTTTAAAATATAACGTAATTTAATCCTAATTTAAAATCGTACCACTCTCTATTCCAGTACTTGTTGTATTTACCTTCTACAAAATAACCTAGTTGTTTATTTACTTTTATACCGTAAATTAAACCAGCAGAATAATCGTACCACTGACCATCAACATAGTTGTGATAACTAAACTCGCTACCATCATTATAATGCCAAGGCATTAAACTAGCCCAAGCGTGTGTCCACGTAGACTTTGTATATTTATAATAATCAAAACCAACAACAACAGAGTGTTGTATAGTTTTCTTTAATTCTTCTCTTTTCTTTTGCGTGTAATCTGCTAACACTTGCGGTATAACTACCGCTTCCCAAACCTCAGCACTGTTAGCCACAACATTACCAGCTGGATCATAATATGTGTTGCTATACACATCTACCGTATAACCTTCTTGTATCGCTAAATAAGTATAATGAATATTACCATTGCTTAACATCCATTCATCTAAAGCATTATAACCATATGGCTCCGCTAAACGATGAGTTAATCCAAAATTCCAAGATAAGTTTCTACCTTTACGATGTCTATATCTTTCTGATGCTTCAAAGTATTTAATATCAGCAAAACCATCTTCTAAATATTCTAATTTTAAAGCAAAAAAGTTTATACACATTTCATCTGGACAACCATCATCAGAGCTAAATCTAACAAAATGATGTTGATCCATATAGTCTACACCTTCTTGTCTTTTGTAGTTTACTTCAAATAAATATTCAACTCCTTTTACTTTACCTACAGTGGCCGCATCACTGTAATTAGATTCCGTTCCATCGTAAAACGTTTGCGCTTTATTTTCATAGCCAAACCTTGCTATTTTACGTAAACCTATGGTAAAATTATAATCATAAGGAGTTGAAATAGTTTGTGTAGATAAACCGTTATCTACAGAAAATAAATCAACATCAGAAAGCGACGTCCCACCATTTACAGCGGCGTAGAACGTGGAAAACTTTAAAAGTTTTTTAACATCTTCTTTTCCAAACGTTTGTGAACAACATTTTTTTGGAGCCGTGCAAGCTATCAAAATTGTTGTTAATATTATTATTAGTTTTTTCACCATTTCTATATAGTCACTTATTTTTTAGATTGTTTACTTTATATATGTGTCACCTTTTCATTAAATTTTTTCTTCTAGTTTCCTGTCTACTTGGTCTTTTTTTCCTCTTCTTTTTAATTTTTTCTTTTTCTTTTTTAACTTCTTCTTTAATTTTTTCCAATTCCTCGTTTTGCATGCCAATATTCCAAGTAGACCAACCACTAATCAAAGCAAGCCTTTGCCAAGCTTCTGCATCATCTCTTGTTGCTGCTCTTAAATTTTGAGTTTTATTATAAAATCTATTTAACGGAACATTAGTAGCTCCTTCAATAATACTAGTTACAGATCCCCAAAGTGGATTGTCAATGTCAAAAGTTTCCATGTGTTTGATAACATTTTTGTTATAACCATATCCTTGAATTGGAGTTTTAACTATTTTTTGAAATTTAATACCTACAACTGGAGATACGTTAGTCATTTCAAGAGCAACTTTTTCAATAGGTTTACCTTTATAGCCCTTGCTATCTTCTTCAACAAACCTTTGAATCATGTTTTTCATTGTAGCAATAACACCACCAGCAATACCCATTCCTCTTAGTAAACCATCAACCATGCTGTTGGCAACTCTACTTTTTTTCTTTTCAAAAAACTCATCATCATCTTCTTCATCGCTAAACATCATAGCAAATAATGCTGACTGCATAGTGTAAAATATTAAGTTTTGAACAGCTCCATAATACATTATTCTTGATATATTTGCTCTTTTAGAACCTCTATTATTAACTAAGTCTAAAACAGCTTTTTTCATTAAACGAGCATACTGCATCGGTGTATTTTGAAAATTTAACAACCATTTGCCAAGTGGAGATGCTTGTTGTTGTGAAACCATATCAGGTCTAGCTGATTGTTGAGTAGCTTCTGATAGTTCAGAGAAATCACTCCAAGCTTTTGTTTCAGCTTCTTTTTTACTTAAACCTTGCTTTATATAAGTGTTAACTCTATTTCTATAAAAAGTAGCACCACCAGCTGAAATAGCAAAACTATCTGCAATTTGTGTTGGTAAAAATCCTTTACTTAATAACCAAGCTATAGCCGCTTTAGGTTTTGACTTAGATTTATTGAGATACGTGGCTAGTTCATTAGCGTTAATATCCATGCTTAAACCAGACCTTCTTTGTTTTAATTTATCTGAGTTAAATATCATAGCGAAATCTTTCCAGTATTGTGGTTGATTTGCAAAAGCCTTAGCCGCTTTAAAAATATTATTATCTCCCCAGTTTATAAAGTTAACAGTAGACAATGTTTGTAATATAGCTGATCTTGCATTAAAGAACATGACAGTACCAACAGAACCGTTTATCCAATTAGTAAATTGATTTACTAATCTATTTCCACCAATAGTCCTGTTAGTTCCAGTTTTAGTTCTATATAATATATCTTCTAAAGCTTCTCTAAAATTAGAACCGTATATAGATTCAATTTTATTTAAATTATCTTTACTAAATATAATATCACTATTTTCAATAAAATCAGTAAAAAATTCTTTTCTACCAATTCTACCAGTAGCATCATCTAAATCGTTTCTAATATCTCCAGCTTGCCAATGCTCGCTTGGTTCTGTATATCCTTCAGGTCGTTTAGATATTTTACCTAGTTTATAAGCAAATATCATTAGTTTAGGATCGCTAGTAACTAATTCAATTAATTTATCAATATCTTTTTGGTTTAAACCTGGAACATCAAAACCGGCTTTATTCCACAAATAAATTCTAACAGCGTCTCCATATGTAAAATCTCCATCTGGAGTTGTTTTATTTAGTTTTTTAGCTGTTTCTTTATCTTCTTTTTTTAGATTTCTATAATCATTTGCTATAGATTGCTTAGCTTCATTTAATTCTGTATAAGCTCTATTTAAAGGATCTATTAAAACTTTTTTAAAGAAAACAGCATCTTTATCTCCTTGTTTTCCTTTACCCATGAAATAATATAACAAACCTGTAAAATCTTCTGCTGATGGTGGTACAAAAAATTTATATTTACCTTTTCTAGCGCCACGTTTTTTTGCCACAGCACCAGCTATTATTTCTTTAGCTGGAACACCAGTTGTTTTTTCTAGTATTTTGTTAAAATCATTACTCATGTTTTTACTAAACTTAACTTTAGCTTGCTGAACTTTAGACTTAACATCAAATTGATCTAACATGTTTTTAACAGCTTGTACGTTTTGTAAAGCATCATCAGCAAAGTAAAAATCATTATAACCTTCACCAACTTTATCAGCAACCCACAATGCTTTAGCCTCTGCCGTTGAGTTAGCTAAGCCAGTAATGTTTCTTAGCGGTATGTTTAAGCCATTTTCTTTTAAAAACTCGTGTATTGCTTGCGCGGATTCAGCGGGCCTAGCCGTTAGTACAAACATATTTTCGGGACCAAACTTATTTTGCAATTTTATTGCTTTTTCAAATAAAGGTGCTTTTTTACCTTTAACAACTTTATTAAACTCTGAAAAATCAAAAGTGTAACCTTGATCTAATAAGTTTTCATACGTACTAGCATATTCTTCAGCATTTAAAGTACCAGTTGTACCATCTTGTCTAGTAAACTTAATTTTTGATTTAGTTGTAGCTAATGTATCATCAAAATCTAAAACAGTAATACCTTTGGTTTTGTTACTAGTTGAACGAGAAAACATAATAGCTTTGTCTAGTGTTTGACCATTTGCAGATCTACTAAATGAAACCAAAGAGTTGTTTATTTCTTTAACAAAAGAACTCATGTCTTTTTTATTTGATAAATTTACAGTTGAGCTATTAGGAAAATTTTCCTTAGACTTTGAATCAATCATTGGTTCAATTCTAATAGTAGTTGATCTAGTTCCATCTACTCTAACAGAACCTATATTCATTCTTGATATTAAATCAAAAGTTCCGTTCAATCTAGGTATACCAAGCTTTTCTGCTATTGCTAAAATTTCACCATTTATAGCTGGATTTTTTGAATCTAACATGTAAAATAAACCAGCATTACCAATGTTTATAAAGTATTCAGGTATAGCCTTGTTTGTATAATGATATTCTAAGTATGCTGCTGTAACTTTTTCAGAATGATTAAAAAGCTGTTTAAATATACGTAGCTCTTTAACTTGTAAATTTGTAACGCCATTTACAAAATCCATACCTTTAAATATAGAATTTTTTGCTGTATCTTGTATTTTTTTAATAAGCTTGTTTGTAGCATCCTTATCTACAGGATTTTCATTAGAAAAAGTATCGTTAAATTTCCAAGTTTGAGAAACACCCCTTGCACTGTCCATTTTTATTTCTAAACCTATTGATCTGCCATCTAGTTCAAAATGAACATCTGGAATACCACCTTCTCTTACAACTAAATTAACTTTAGCTTTTTTTCCTGATATTTTTTCTAAAGCTATTACAGCTGAGCTGATAAAAAACTGTTCGTAAACAGTGCTAATTTTATCTTTTTTTCTTTTGTTTTTCTTTATGAACTTAACTATAGCCTTACTATCTACACGCTCAATACCTCTATTGTGATAAGCATCAACAATAGCATCTATAATAAACTTACCACCATATTTATCAGCTTGCTTATCTGTTAAATTTTTATAATAACTAATTTTAGAATTATTATTAAAAATATCATCTAAAACTGTTTGAGCTTGAGTAAAGTCAATAATTACTTTTCCAGCTCTAATTTTAATAGCTTTTTGTTTATAAGTTATATTGTTAGTTGCTGTTGAAAACTTAACATTAGGGTCTCTATTTATAACATCCGCCAACCTTTGTATATCGTCTTTTAGTATTTCTGTGCCGTTTATTTCTGCTAGCGTTGCTCTTTTATCTATAATTTCTTGCTCTTGAGCAACTTCTAATGTTGCGTCATAAGCTAATGCGCCAGCCATACCTTTTGCTAAACCATCTTTTCTAGTACCTCTTAACCCAGATCTAGCACCGGTAACAGGGTTAATTAATGGAGTATAAAAGAAACTTAAAAACTGTTTTTCTGTAGGTATTTTCTTTTTATATAAACTTACAGCCGTGCCCTTATCTATAATATTTAAAGCTGATTTGGGTAATAAATTTTGATCAACCGCAGCTTGAACTTCTTCTTTTGAAGTAAGTTTTTTAACAAATTCTGTAAATATTCTTTCATTTTCAGGAACATTACGTTCTAATTGTACTAAATCAGCTGTAAACAAAGCGTTAACTATAGGTACTCTAAACTTTTTTAAATTTTTAACATAATCTTTAGTTCCTAAAAAGTTTTTAATCGACTTAAATAAATACTCATTAGCTTCGTTTCTTAATTTTCTTTGTATATTTCTAGCCGCTGTACCTACTTCATAAGCTTTTAATAAAGCCTTACGAGCAGATTCTAAAACTTTGTTATATAAATCACTACCGGTTTCAATACCTATTTTTTTTCTAAACTCAGACTCTACTTTTTCTTTAACTTTAGCTTCATCAGATTTCTTTTTGGCTTGAGCTTCTGGTGATAAATCCTCCGTTTCAAAAGCTTCCATCTCAGTAGATTTTTCAGCTGCAACTTGAACTTTTACATCTCCTTCTTTGGTTTTTTCACCTATTTCTTTAGTGCCTTTTATTTCGCTTTTTGTTATAGCATTATAAGCTTGTTTTGCTTTGTTACCTATTTGAGGGTTTACCCAACCAAACAATCCATTTGGATTTTCGTTTTCTGGTTTGTAGTTTCTTATGTGTGGCAGTAGCTCCGCATATGTAGTGCTTAAAAAAGTGTCATTATCAATACCAACGTGTGGTTGAGCTAATATAAGACCATCAAGCATTTTGTTATCTTGCATTTCTTTAATAACAAAATCAGCACCTTGTTCTTTCCAGGTCTTGTTAGTCCAACCCATTTCACCTAATTCATTAACAGCTTTAGTTGCGGATTTCTTTTCTTTAATTCTAGTATCTTCTACTTTTTTAGCATCACGCTCACGTGCTTTTACTTTACCCTCTATTACTTTCGCGGCTAAACCAGACATTTCACCTTTTTCAAACCCAGCAACAAAACTAGTTAACATGTTATACACATCTTCTCCATTTTGAATTTCATTTATATCATCAGGATTTCTAGTCTTACTCCACATGTCTAACAGCTTGCCCTTAAAAGATTTATCTATTTTTTCATTATGATATCTCCTTATATAATCAGTTGCAACAGCTAGTTTTTCTTCGGCTATGCTTACTTTATTTAAATATATTCTATCATTTATTTGCTCTTGAGTTGGTTCTTTACCTAATTCTTTTTTTAACTCTTCTCTTACTGTTTTTGCATCAGTAGCATATTGAGTTAATTGAAATCTACCTTCTTGGTCTATAATTTCGGAAAACCCTTTAAATCTATTTCTAATATATTTTTCAAATTCATTTACCAAACCAAGCATATCTCCATTGCCTTCTATTATTTTGGCAAAAATAGAATTATGTCCTAACTCGTGAGAATGCACAGAAGCATTACCTGATTCGGCGTTGGTTGCGTTAGACTTCATTTGAAACTGTATAGGAAGTCCTTGTTCTTTACCAATAGCAAAACCATGTACGTGTACGTCTACTTGACCAAAAGTTTGTTTAAGTTTATCTTTAAGCGCTTTCTTTTGGTCTGCTTCTAAGTCTGATTGGTCAACATGCTCTAACGCTTGTTTTAAGGCGTCTTGATTATTATCAGCTTCAATACTTTTAATGTTTAAACCTTTTAATATAGCGTCTTCTAAAGTAAGTTTAGTAGTTTTACGCATGTCACTAGAATACATAGCGTTATTTAATATAGCGTCTTTTTTACTTTCAAGATTATTTATTTGAGCTAAATGTGCCTCAACTATACTTTTAACGTATTTTTTATCAGTATTTTTACCATCGCTAAGCTTATCAATTCTAGCTGCAAGTCTATTTCTTTTAGTTTCTAAATCTAAAATAGTTCTTTTATCATTATTAGATAATTGGTCTATTCTTTTTTCTGCAAAACCTTTTTGCATTAAATTATCTTTTAGCAAATTATCCATTTGCTCTCTTATAGCTTTAGCTTGGTCAAGAGTTTCTTGATTTCTAGGCCCAAGAATAATTTGATCATACACTTCTGAAAGTTCTATTATCTTTCTAGTATTTTCGTTTATTTTGTCCCAACCTTTAGATGGTGTTGCGGCTCTATAAGCGGCAGCAGCTAAAGCTGGCGCATTAAACCCTAAGCCAGACATAACCGCGCCTGAAAAATAAGCTTCCACAGCACCATCCATAATACCAACTTCTTTGTTTTCTAAAACATGTCTATCTAAGCTGTTTTGTAGTATAGAGGCAAAAAATTCTGCCGAACCTTCTCTTCTCATAGATTTTCTATAAGACTTTAAAGCTTTATTAAAGCTAAATGATTTTAAAGTATATTTACCACCAGCTTTATCTAGCGCGTTTCTAAAACCTCTTGTACCTAGTTTAAGATTTTCTAAAGATATTTTTTCTGTAACATATTCCGCAAAACCATAACCCATACCAGCAGCATAATATTGCAATGGTGATATTTCTATTTTTTCCATTTTACCTGTTCTAGGATTATATCTACCATTTTCAAGTTCCATATCCATAGCGGTAAATTTATTACCTGTAGCACCAGCTGCAACAATACCCAAACCTAGACCACCTGTACTTATAGTTATAGCTGAGTTTACTGATTGTTCACTAAAAAGATCAAGCACAAACTCTCCAAAATCTTCTATATCACTTACCTCACCTAAAGCCTGTCTTTTTTCAGTAAATTCATTTATTTTTTCTGCTTCTTGGTAAAGCTCTAAAGATGTTTTATCTAAAAAATCCCCTAAATTACCCACGCCTTTGGCTAGTGGTCTCATAAAGTCACTTACAAGATCTAAGTTTTCTTCTGAGTTTAAGTCAACATCAGAAAACTTTTCTACCGCACCAATTGTTAGCTCTTTAGCGGTTTTTGTTAAACCAGATTTTAATTTAAGAACAGTGCTTTCAACTCTATTTGCTGTTACATCGATATTACTATAAGTTCTTTTAACCATATCAGCTATAGAAGCTATTGAGTCAAAGTTAACGTTTATTTCATTTAGCTTAGCTAAATTTGATTTGTAACTAGAATACAAACCTTTTCTTTTAAGTATTAATCCATTAAAATAATCTACTTCTGCTTGTGTGGTTGGTGGGTTTATCCTATACGCTGCTTCTAATTTTTTTAACTCTGCATCTATAGTATCAAGCTGTCCCATAGAAAGTTTAATATTTTTTGCAATTTTATCACCTTTTGGGTTTAACTCTTTTAGTTTAGAAGAATACTCGTCATATAATAAATTCCTAACTTTTTCATATTCTAATTCTTTTTTTCTATATCCAGAGCTAGATTCTATATCGTAATCAACCTTGTCTTTTTTATATTTTTCTAACTCTTCTTCTGTAAGTTCTCTTGTTTCACCCGTTGTTTCATCTACGGTTACAGGCGTTAAATCAGGTGTTAAATCAGGTTGATATACTAAGCTAGAAAAAGGAGCTACAATTTTTTCAGCAAATCCAACTGGACCAGTCCACCAAGGCAATACATCTTCTTTTAATTGTTCAAAAACTTCTTCTAATTTTTCAGTTTGTATTTTTTCTCTTTCTTGTTGTATCCATCTTTGTTTCGCTTCTTCCTTGTTGGTTTTGCTTTCGTTTAAAAACTCATCAAATACATACTTTTCTGTAAAATCGGTTTTACTCTTAACAAATGTACTAGAATAAGGTGCGCTTATAATTTTTCCAATTTTTTCAGGTTCAGCATTTGCTTTTTCAATAATATCTTCCATAGCAGCCTCTGTTTCAACAAAAGCGTTATTTAAAGAAGTTTCATACTCCCCAAGCTCTTCTTCGCTCAACCCCAATGAAGAAAGTTCCGATGCTAAATCCGTAACGTTTAGTTTTACGTTTGGCACTACAGGCGCATCTACCTCCTGCGTGCCGTTTGTCTTTCCCATTATACTATTCGTCCACTGCTCTTGGTTAGTGGCTTCTAAATTATAATTTTCTTTTAAATAATTATATACATTAGTTTGTATATCTTTATCTTCGGTAAAATTTATTTTCCAAGTTTCAAAGTCACTATCAGTTAAATTATTGCTAGACAACTGCTCCCAAACATTGTTTAGTATTTCTTCGTTCATATTTATATTTTATTTTAACCTAATGATTTTACTGTTCCTACTAAATTTCTTCTAGCTTGATCCACAACATAAAATATATATCCTTCCTTAGTTTTGTATATCTTACCCTCTTTTATTAAAGCCTTACTTTCGTATTCATCGTCAAACATTACAGGTACGCCTTCACTATCTCTTACAATATAACCTTTCTTTGTAATATCAGGTTCCATTGCGACTCCTTTGATTACATGTGTAGTTGGTTCGTAAGTGTTTCCAAAAGCATCAGTAACTAACTCATGCTTTTTTAATTTTTTTAACTTGTCACTATCATCATACACAACTTGACCAGCTTTATTAAGTCTATAACCAGATCCAACCTGTTCAGACACGCCTGTAGCAGCATTATATAGTTTACCGTTATTACCAATTCTAGATTGTCCTTCAACTTTTCTTAATGCTGAAGGGTTTACTTGTGGTATATTAGAGTTATAGTGACGATCATAATATTGTTTTTCTTTATTAACCGCCCAGCTTGCAAATAATTCCTTGGAAGTTTCTAGATCAAAAGCTGAATCATATCTATTTGTCAAGGCGCTTACCACTTTTCTGTGATTTGCATTAAAAGCTTCAATTTCCGCAGGTGACAATTTATTGATTGCAGTAACATCTTCGCTATCAACATCACCATCACCATCTTGATCCCATTTTGTAAATATTTCTCCAATAGGAACATTTTTACCCTCTTCTGTGTAATACATATTTTTAATAACTTCTAAAGATATGCTTGCGTGGTCTAATAAATCATTTTTAAATGTTCCAGCTCCAGATGCTAACTCTATAGTTGCAGCATTCATAAAATCTTCTTCATCAACTATTTCATCTAAGTAACTACCTTTAACGGATGTTATAACGCTTTCGTTGTCGTAATAATTGTAAGACTCATTTTTACCATCATTTATTCCTTGTCTTTCTGCAGCTATAAACCTATCAGTACCAAAGGTTTTCATTTTTTTATTCATTTCAGGTATACCTTCTTTCATCTGTGAAGTAGTAAATTGTTTACCTGTAGCTGAATTAATAAAAGTCAACTTACCATTAATATAATCTACTGATACATCGTCATTAGTGTCCATGTTTTCAATATCTAAAAAAGATTGATATGTTGATATGTTTTCTGGATTTATTCTTTCTTTGTTCCAGTTACCAGCAGTGCCAAGCATAAGTTGAAAATCAGATCTAGTGTTAATAATTCCACCAGTTATTCTTTTTAACTCACCCATTAATCTTAGTCTAGCATCATTGTTTTCTTCGTTATCGTTTTTACCATATGTATTAACTAATTCAAATTCTTCTTTTAATTCTTTAATTCTATCACGTAAAGCATTAACAACTTTGTTTGGCATTGGTTCTTTTTGCTCATAAAGTTTTGTAAACCCATTATCTGCTATTTTTTTAAATTCAGCAAGCTGTTTATCTCTTCCTAACCTCATTGTTTTTTCAGCATCTTTTATATTACCAATTAACCCGGTAATTATTTCTCCAGTTTTTTTTGTAATTTCAATGTTACTATCAATTAAAGGTTTCATATTTGGAACATCTACTCCAGCCCTACTAATTGCCTCTCTAAATGCCGCGTTCACTAATGTACTATCTGCTGCCATGTTTTATATTGTTTTAAGTTTGTTTATCTCTATGCTTTTGTAAAATCCATTTTACCAGCCACTGTACCGAGAGCACCTATTGTATCTAAAATATTTTGCTGTTGAGCTATTTGAGCATTCATTTGGTTTGCTTGAGCTTGTTGCTGGGCCATATTAGCACCCGTAGTTTGACCCATCTGCATTCCAAGTAAAGTAGCTTGTCTATCCATTTCAGCTTGTTGAACCCATTGTTCACCTTGCAACTGCGCGGTTTGAACTTGAGCAGCTCCTTTTTGTACTTGCAATGCTCCTTTTGCTTTTAGCGCTTGGTTTCTAGCTTCTTGTTGTCCTATTGACGCTGATATTTTTTGAGTTTGTAAATCACCTTGTCTTGCGAGAGTTTGAGCTAAAGCTGCTATACCACTACTACCAGCCGCACCTCTAAGACCTTGCATTATATTGGCTCTTTGTTGGGCACCTTGTTCAGCTTGAAACTGAGCTTGCATTTGATTAACAGTTAGATCTTCGTAAACGTTTTCCGCAAACATGTTTTGCATACTAGCAAATGGATTTTTAAAGTCCATAGCCTTGTACTCTTCTTTTTGTGCCTCTAGTTTTGCTGCCTCTTCTCTTGCTCTCGCTTCTGATTTATTAAATTGTTCATCAGCCATGTTTGCGTTTTTATTAGCCATAACACCACCAATAACCCCTGAAACAACTGTAGCACCGGCCATAGCAATCATACCATAAGTTCTTTGTATTATATTGCTAGGCAACATCATGTTATTTATATTCATTTTTTTTCTTTTAAATATTCTTTGTATTCATCCCAATTAAATACCACGTTCATTTTTGCTAATTTATCTAAATCTTGCGTATTTGTAGGGTTTGCATGTACTGTTACTATTACACAATCCTCAATTGCATATACTATTCTTTTTGCTCCTTGTGGTGATATTACGTAGCATGGAGCTACAAACTCTTCAATACCATCTTCTTTTGACGATGCAAGTAATCCTGATAATAAAAAAAACCCGTAACTACGCTTGTGTATTGCTGAAAAACCTATTTGGCCTTTTTTCATTCTCATTTCTCTAATATAAACGCCTTCTGGAAAAGAGTGCTTATATTCCCACATATCAGGATAAATTAATTCTTTACCATTACCAGCTACTATATCAACTCCATCAGCCACGCTAGTTAAATAATTTTCTAACTCTTCAACTTTACTTTTCCAAGATTCAGCTGGAATGTTATCAAAAATTTTTTGTAATTCATTTTTAGACATAATTTAATTTAATTTATATCTAATATAGTCACAGTTTTGCTTGTTTTTTTACTATTAAGCTGATGTAGAGAGTAGTCTATTAACGTCAAATCTTAAGGTTTGATTAGCAGTACCAGCACGTTTAATACGTATGTTACCAGTTATAGTAGCTACTCTACTTGTATTTTCTATTGTTAATGTTGCGCCATTTTCTATGTTTTGTATTGCATCGGCTGTTAAAGTACCAGCTCCATCAGCTCCTCCACCAGCTGTAATAAGTGGATTTTGTATAGATGAATCAATGCCTATACCACCAATTCTAGAAATATTATTTATTACACCTTCTCTATCTGCTACTGTTATAGTTGCGCTACCAACGCTAGCAGCTGTTGTTGTTGTTGTTGGCGCTGTTAATGCTATTGCTAAATCAGTAAATTCAACTTCCCAGCCAAATAATCTGTATACCTCGCTTTCTCCATAAGCACCAACCTTTATAACATCACCACCTAAAGCTAAAACTTGTTGGTTGTTGAAAGTAATATCACCAGCTTGTGTTGTTATTAAACCTTTAACAACGGTTGGTTTTATACCTTCTGTTCTTACAGCTGAAATTGTCTTGCTTGATTGTGTGTACTCATTTTTTGTTCCTGATGAAGTGGTTGTTGTGTTTTGGTATTTTGCAATTTTTGTGTTTTCTACAACATTAGTATCTTGCAAAACAATCATTCCTTCTTTTATTAAGTGAGCGTGATTATCTATAGACCAACTATAGTTTTTTCTAGGAAAAAAGTGAAGTGGAGCATTATCACGAAACTGAACAGCTTGAGATATTACAAACGCTGATTCATCTCCAGGAAAACTAACAACTGTTGTTGTGCTACTATTAATAAGAGAACTAAAGGAAAGAGTTGTTCCATCTGCTATAGTGGCCGCAGCTGTAAGTGAGAAAACATTTGTACTGTCTATTGACTTAACAGTAAAGTTACCAGAATTTAATTGATCATTTCCAGTTACTCTATCTCCAACAGCCATTTTAGTTGCAACTGCAGAATCCATAGTTACAGAATCAGTATTATTAACTAAGCCGTTAACAGTATCTGTCATTACATCTGTTGTTATTTTATCTCCAACAGCGATGTTAGTTGATATGTCAGCAGCGTCTGTGTCAACAGTAGTACCACTAGTAACAGCACCATTAATATCATCACCAGTAAAAGCATCTCTACGAGTTGGGTATATGTTTTCTCCTGGTAAATCAATTGGATTTGCCCCAACTGTTGGCTGAACAAAAGATAAAACATCATCTGATGTTGGTTGTCTTAAAACTCTATAAGCAGCTGTTGTTCCTGCTGTGTATGTGAATGAGAAAGGTGTTGCTTCTTGGGTTTTTCCTCTACTAATAGAAATAGTATCTGTTCCAGCTGTTCCAGCTATAGTGCTACCTATTGAAAAACCAGAAAGCGTTAGTGTTAAAGTAGTGTATTGATATATAACTTTTTGTAACAACAAAGAATTAGAGCCAATAGAACCATTTAAATCAATACTACCATCTTCAAAAAGTTTTTCTTTGTAATTAACATGTCTAGTGCCTGCTTTTGCATGTAACAGCACATCATACTGATCATCAGTTCCAGAAGCTGGAAATACTATTTCGTTTTTATAAGAACTACTTAACAAATAATCTATTTTTTCATCTAAAAATGAGTGTGCCGATGCAAATGTTTTAGTATAAAAATTATAGTAATTACCTGCTGCGTTTTTTATTTCTAAAATAAACTCCGCTCCATCACTTCCTTTAATTTCTAAAGATCTAGTTTCCGTAGCAACAGTTAAATCATTTAAATCTAATTTAAGTTCTGTTATAATTTTTTCAGAACCGTCACCGTAAGTTTGTTCAAACTCTTCTTGTGTAACATAAACGTCGCTAGGCATTAAAACCCAACCATCAACTTCTTTATTACCACTTAACTTTATTTTTTTAGGGCCTCCTGGGAATAGCGGTGTATCTACAACGCCTTTGCCGCAGTTTGATTCACAAGCCGCAAGAGTAGGATACTGACCAGGTTGAGGATAAGGTCTTTCTACACAATGGTGAATATATGGTGTTCCACCACTACCTTGGCCCATTACTTTCTTTTTAACACAGTCATATCTACTTGGTCTGTATGGATCAAAACCCTCACAACAATCACGATTTAAACTTGCGTAAGGACCGTTCCAACCCATTCCACTTGTAGCGATTTGACCTTGGTAAACAAAACAAATTTTATTTACATCCTGATAAGGACCAAGGTTACACATTCCAGTACCATCTTCACCGTTAAGCGGTGCATTACCTGGCGTACCAGCGGGTGCTGTATTAGTCATATCAAATTCTATTGAATCGCCTATATTAACAAGACCTACTTGTTGAACTACCCAATCATAAAAAGCATCCATGTGAGCTGGCGTAAGTGGTAGTGAAGATCCATTGGGTTGCATACCAAATGGACCAGGATTTAAAGGACATCCATTAAAAGCAAAACCACCTGAAAAATTAACTGAATTAGTAAAAGCTGTTGTGCTAGTAGAGATAGCGCAAATTTCCCAGGAATGATAAGCTCTACTACTACCAGAGGTAGTTATAACATTACCGCAACCAGTGTTACAGCAATCATACTTTAAAAAAGTATAAACAGAAGCCTCAAGCATCGCGGCAAATCCCCACCAATTGTAATTTCCATAAGGTGTTTGATTTACACCAGTAGGAATTCCTGCACTAAGACCCGTAGGTTGTAAAGTCATACCTAAATATTCTAAACAAAAGAAATTAACATAACCCGATAATACGCCGTTTGAAATAGTAGACGCGCATATACCAGCATCAATATTGTTACCTTGTGCAGTTGTTCCAGGTTGTGGATAGTTTAAATTTATTTCTACTCTATCTCCAACATTTATCGTATCTCCAGGATTTGCTTGAGCAGCAGCTGCTATTGCTTCATTTAAAAAATCTAAAAAAAAAGAAGGTACAAATGAGTTATTATTGTTAGTGGAAAAAGTTCTAATCATCCATGGGTTTAATGGATCATAAGTTATTGCAACTTGATTACTTTGCTGCATAGTTGGCGTTGGTTGTAGACCTCCATTTATAGTATTTCCTGGAACAATGTTGACTTTACATATTCTCCACACTGGAAATTCCAACTGCTGGGGAGACGCCGCAAAATTTGGTAATGTATCATTACCCGCACCACAATTATCTATAGAAGCAATACGCTTATATTGAGTACCTTGAGTTGGAATAATGTTACTTTCAACACCTGGTGTTGGGGTATTGTATAATCTATTGTGCTCAGCATCAGACATTAAAGTACCGTCTGGCATGTAATGAAAACCAGGAGGAGCTACTTGTTGTTGTAGTGATGGAGTTTCTTGACCCTCATTGCCGTACAAAGCCTCATGTTCAGCGTCAGACATTAGTGTTCCATCCGGCATATAATGAAAACCAGGAGGAGCGGCTTGACGTCGACTAGTTTGTCCGCTTTGTCTATTACTACTTGAAGGGCTTGATGAGCTACCGTATCCGTTTGCCATTTATTTTATTTTTATTTATTTACTACTTTCTACAATTTCCGAGCCAACACTAAAAAGTTCTATTTCACAATCTGATTCATTAACAAGCTTTACATGGGCGTAATAACCTAGTAAACTAGTAGTGTTTACTGCCTTGTTTTTTGCAAATGATATGTATGAAAATATTGGAGGAGGCGTTGATATATTATCATCATATTGTACAACTATATTATCATCACCAATAAATATTATAATTCCTAAAAAAACTGTGTTTGCTACGTCAGCATTATTAAAACCACCAGTAGAACTACCACCTGTTGTATAATAAACACTATCACCAATCTGTGCTGATACGTTTACATTATTAAAGCTTAACTGTACGTTTACTATAGCCATTTATTTTTTTTTTATAATTAATTACAACATTGTGGATTTGCGTTACAACAAGCTGGGTGAGTTGTATAAGATGTACCTGAATTACCGTCATCACAACCTGGACCTTGGGTACAACAACTACTACCAGGATTATAATAATAAAGTGGAGCCGTGCCAAAGAAACAGCTTCCATCATCAACGTTTACACCATCGCTACAAGGGAAGTTTATGTTACCACTTGCACAATCATAATTACACGCTGTTGGATCTGTACAACCAGGTATAGCCGCTGGATGTTGAGATATATGCTCAGGTGTAAATGTAAACACTTGCGATATACCACAATCAGGATAAGCACCACCTGGGAATCCATAAGGACCTGGACCTAAATTATTTCCACTTGGATCATATATATCTTTTACAAACCACACATCTACTCTGTATTCTTGAGCGTCGCTTGGTGTAGTTGTTGTACTACCAGGTTTGAAAACATCAAATTCTACATTAGTAACACTACTATGATGCGGTCCAAACGGTTCTGGTGCATATGGATTTGGTGGAATTCTATCTCCAAGTATTGAACCAGTAACATTTGTGTCAAAGTAAAAATTAGGAGTATTCATTGGGTAACTCTTAACATAAACAGGTATATTAAAAATTCCATTTGCGTCAGCTTTTAAAACTGCAATTTCAACTGAATCTGTAGCTTGTCCTGTAAATTGAGTGTTTAAATCAGCAAGTAAAGCTTTTATGCTTAAACCTATGTCAAGTTGATTTACATTATGAACAGGATAAGGATTAGCATTGGCTGGCATTAATGGTAAATAATGCTTAGCTGTATCTTGTGTTGATGGATTAGGAGAACCATGATAGTAAACCGGTTGTGGTAATGTTACTGGATTTCCGTTTACATCGACAGCATTTGGATCTCCCATTGTAAGACTTTGGAAGCCATATACACACGTTCCGTTGTCACTATTAGCCGTAGGTTGGTAATTACAAGCTGCGGTACCTGGTATAGGAGAATCATATGGATCACCATTTGCAGTTAATAAATTACCATCATCCATACAACCAGGAAGAGCGGCATAAGTACAACTACCATCATTAACAGTAGCACAAGCCACATAATTTAATGCTGTAGGATCTGTACAACCAGTGTAAGAGCAAGTACCATCGTCTATATAATTCCAAGTTCCTGGAGGGGTTGTTGCAGGTATTTGATAAGCATTACACGCAGTAGCATCCATACAACCATAAACATTATATATACAACAATCTGTTCCTGGATTAGAATAATCACATTCAATAGTACAAGTAGGATTGAACGGTGCTACTGGTAAATTTGTACATCCAACCATGTAGTTGTCCGCCAGTGGATCCATACAACCAGCACAAGAAGTATACTCACAAGAACCATCGTCTATAGTAACAGATGAATCATAATTACATGCAGCAGGCTCAGTACATCCACTTGTAGCAAAAACACAAGATCCGTCACTAACAGTAACACCATCGGAACATGGTACTAGCGATCCAGCATTTATAGAGGTTGCACAATTGAAATTTAATGCTAAAGAATTTTGACAACCAGGTATATTACAGTTGTCATTCCAATTAGGTGATCCAACTGGAACGTTTGGATCGTAATTGTTTGCCCACGAAACACCACAACCTGTTGCCCAAACACATGAACCATCATTAATAACAGCTGTTGCAGAGTAGTTAGTAGCTGGCCAACCAGGATACGTAGCCGCAATAGCATTCCCTGATGCGTCGTAAGAGCCAGTTGCACCTGTACCGGTTCCACCACTATCTGGACAACCTACGTCTATACAGCTACCATCATCAATCATACCATATGCACCAGAATTATTATAAGGCACGTAAGTTAATGCTTCAGGAGGCCAAGGGTAAGGTGGTGTTGGACCATGTGCAGTTCCAAGTCCATAATAACTAGAAGCAGGATTAGTACATCCTAACCATTTACAGTAACCTGGATCAACGTTAGCCGGTGGCGAACCTGTCCATGTGTTCATGGCAGAAGCTTCCATACATCCGTATTGAACATTAATACATGAGGTAGGTGTTGTGTCAGTATTGGCAGCAGGGTCATAATTAAAAGCACCAAGGAAGGCAGATGGAACGCCAGATGAACCGCACAGCAAAGGCGCGTTTAATGATTCCCAATAAGAACCACAATTCATACAACCATATACCACGGGTATACAAGAACCATCATCAACAATACCAGTACCACCACCGTATGTAGAAGCAATTGGAGGAAATGTAGTCGGATTAAACGCTGTTATATCTGTACATCCCTGCCATAAACATGAACCATTATCATTAGTAGCAAGTGAGTTATAGTTAGATGCAGATAGTTCTAAACAACCATTTAATACTGGAATACATGAACCATCATCTACTAAAGCATTTGGATCGTAATTAGAGGCAGCTGGATCTGTACAACCGCTAACAACAACTGGTGTAGGTGATTCCATCAATACTCCAAAACCTTGCATTGCAAGACTAGATTCATCAAAATCTTGGTTTGTAATTATTCCACAGTTGTTAACTGTTATACCATCTCCTTTTATATAGTTAAACCACTTTCCTTCTTTTTCTACAAATTCATCAACAGATCCAGCTTCTTTATCTGTTGTAATTTTTTCTACATACCAACCATCTTTATCTTCTAAATTATAATACTCATTATCTTGTAAGTTCGTAACAACTCTTGATTTACTACCTTCGTAGTTTATCGTAGTAAAAGACTTTACTGAACCAGGAAAATCATTTAAATAAAAACTTAAAGATGATGGTGTTGGTGTTCCATAAAATTGATTTCTAGGTACTACATCTCCATATCCATCTTGCTCAGAGTGATGTCTCCACATGTAACCATTATTAAAAGTATAATAATTATTTGCACAGCTAAGCCCTTCTTCTGGAATAAAAGATTTAAAACTAACCCACCCTTTAACATCTTCTCTAAAGGTGACTGTTTTTGGAGTACCATCCGCACTATTATTAAGTGTTATATTATATTCAGTTTTTCTATCGTCAAAACTACCTTTTAGAAAAGTTGCATTTTGTAAATTATCTCTAAACCAGTCTTTCATACCGTGATTAGAAATAGGTGTTAAGCCATCCATAGACAATCTCATCACTGTACCCCTTGTTTTATCAGTGAAATATGCTCTATAAGATTCCGATGCAAATGATTCTGGGTTTTTAGATATACCATATTGACCAACAAAAGGTACTGTTTGTCCTAACACGTTTCCTGTGGCTGTTAACTGAATATTTCCATCAGCATTAAATACAGCATCCTTATTAGCTAATATTTTTAACACCTTATCTTCACACAAGGTAATTAAATCTGTATTTCTAGAGTGAAGTTTTTCAATATTACCATATATAGGGTTTACATCTTTTGTAATTTTTTCAGCAGCAATAAATTGATTTAAATTATTAACCCCAGATGTTGAGTTGTATAGTCCAGAGTATATCAACCCATATTTTCTGTGCTCTTCTTCGTAGTCTTCTTCTAAAATTGTTGATACTTTAACTCCTTTACCCATAACATCTGAATTAAAAGTATCAGATATTCTATCTGACTCTACACCGTTACCAAAGGCAAAACAATTGTACCAATCTAATCCAAAATTACTATTGTAAATTTCATTATTTATTTTTATTCGAAGAGTATTAGTTGTATCTTCTGCAACCTCTACAGTAATATAACTACCATCTATATGTGTAAGCTTAATAATATCACCAGCCAAAATATCGTTATTATGAGGATCGCTTAAATATATAGTGTTTTGAATAACTATATAATTAGATATTGTTGCGCTATCTAAAGTTGCAACCGCACAATTATAACAACTTGCTGTACCACCTATTGGGACTATCTGTTGATAATTCTCATTTTTTATTTGCATTGGATAACTTCTAGATGCCTCGTAGTACAATTCTAAATCCACAGGGTCAATTGGTAATGTTTCCCATATAGCTGGATTATAAGCTGCTTCATCCTCTTCTTGTCCAATTGATACCGTTCCAAATATTGATCTTAATAGTATACCTATTTCTTGGTCTTCAGTTGCAGCCCACCTTTGCGTAATACCAGTACCAGACATTGGTATTTCATTAGCCAAAGCCACGTCATGAGTTGAATTAGTTGCTAAATAGTTAGTGTGTTGAGTTGGTATATAACCAAGTCTAGTTGTACCATCAGCATTTGTCCATATATTTGGATCTATAGTTATTGGATTGCTTGTATTGTGATAAAAATTACCATTTGACGCTTGATATGCTGGGTCAACCTGGTCATAAAAAGCGCCATTTTTTGTAGCACAACCACTATTTACGTCAGCCTGTACCGTTGGTAAAGAGGTAATAGCAGAGTAACAACCAGTAAGCGTTGCATAATCACTTGGCGTGGATGTATTTGTTAAATCATCACCTATTCTATCGCCAACAGCTTCGTAACTTGGTGGGTAAAATTTATACTCCCTCGCATAAACCGGTGTTCCATTGCAACAACCATCACCTGTTAATCCAGCTCCTTTTTGATTGTGATGCTCATCTGGAGTTCCACCAGCTAATACATATTCAGTTGGCGTTATTATACCTTGATCTTGAACCGTAGTACCAATAGGTTGATCTAATAACAACTCGTATCTTACTCTATAAAGTCCGCGCGATGTAGAAGGGTAAGGCCAGTTAAAAGTAGCAGCATTAAGCGTTGGAGAAGCATCGCAATATTCATCATCAGGTGTGTTCTGAATTTGTTCAACAACTCTGTAATCTACAACAGTATACTTAATTTGCCCTGGATCTCCAACAAATTCAATTACAGGATTTGGCCCTGTTAAAAAATCATGTATCAATTGATTGTTAGGTACTTGAAAGTCTAAACCAGGTTGACTAGCAGAAATAGGTAAATAATCTGGACCAACATAAGATATGTCCATACGTCTACTTCCTAATCTAGCACCAACTCCAGGCGTGTTTCTATAACCCCTTTCGCTCTGACCAGTAATATCTGGATCGTTAGATTGGCCGTTGTAATTATTATACCCAGCAGGTGAAACCGAAGATAAATCAGCTTTAGCATAATATTCTTCAACACCGTTGTTCCAGTTTTTTTCTGGAAAGTACCAAGTAGGTTCCATGTCAATAAACCAATTATCGTTTTGACCTTGGTTTTTCCAAAATAGACCATTTCTGGAAAGCATTTTTGTATAAACTTGATTGAAAATTGTGTTACTGGTTGCAGCAGGACTATCAGGAAAACAAGAAATTGCCCCTCCTGACGCCCCCATACTGTCGTTATAAGCGCCCAGCATATAAGGGTAAGACTTAGGATATATATTTACAGGCTTGTCAACGCCATTTGTATCTTTACCGTGTGACAATGTCATCACATTTGCTGAGTAAGCCCACGTTTCATTACTGTTTGTCCAGCGTGGATTTTGAAAAGATTCACTAGCTCTATAATCAGTATTAGTACCAATGTTATACCCATTATAATCAAGTAAAGCTGGATTATCTACACTGCTAGGTATTAACCAACCACCACTTTCTGGAGTATTTCCAAATACTTGATATTGACCAGCGTTAGCACCACTACCTATATCCCAAGAAGAACTAATATTATAACTACTCATTTGTGCTTCCATGTGGTGCAATCCAGTATAACGCAAGAAACGAGGTTGTAGCATACCTACAACATTATACGCTTGGGTAAAATCATAAGTTAAAATAGTTTGCTCTAAAGCTAAATCTTTAAGGATTTTAACAAAAAATCTACCATCAAAAGCAGCGTACGGTGTGTCTACGCTTCTAGCCATTTCCAACGCAGCTCCGTTACAAAAAGCACCACTACCATTGTCTATAAACTCTATATCATCTTGAAACTGAGTATGTATTCTTACTAGAAGTGGATCTGTTGCAATGGCACCCGTATTGTCTTCGTATTCATCCATTGTTACTACTTCATACCAATTTGAATATTGTTTTGGTGTAGTTAATTTGTGAAATCTAATCCACAATCTTTTAGCAGCCATTTCAGCATCTCTCCAATCTTCAAAGGCGTGTATTAAAGAGCTTGGTGTACCACCCGCATTTGTTAATGCGACGGGATCTACAGTTATTGATGATGATCCTACTTGTGGTGCGGTTGTACCCATAAGAGTAAGCGCAGCTTGGTCTTCTAATCCATACGATACTTTAGTAGACTTAACAAAATCAGGAACTTCATTTGATATTGCTATAACTTTATATTCCGAAGTATCCTCTATAGGAATATTACTATTAATATTCTTTTTTAATATTATAGTACTTTCTTCTGTAATTTTGTTCCTATCTAAAGAAGGGAAAGTTAACCAAACGTTTCCGTCTTCCGCATCGTACCATCTATCCATCGCTAAATTATAGTATTCAGTAGAAGGTTCTTTTATAAAGAAACGAAAAGAGTCAGCCCATGGTGGAGCGTCGTTTAATATTTTAATATCTAGTAGATTTGTATTTCCAGATTCTTCTTTAGAAACTTTTATAGTAGATTCACTACTTGTCATAACTGGAGATTGTCTACCGTATTTATCTTCAAAAACTACACCTATTTGATATTCTCTTAATGATTTTATTGATTTTAACGGTGTGGTAAGTTTAGGATTCCAATAGTGAGGACTTTCCATAACCCCCGTAGTACCAGTAATCATTTCACCTAACACAACGCCATCTTGAGTGATGTTATGCGAAGCTAAACTTACATCAAATCTAACATTAGAATTTTCAGCTAATATGTTGTAGTTTTGTTTGTAATTACCATAAACTAATCTACTGCCGGTAACCTCTTGTGCTCGAGCTATTTTAGGAACGTTGTCATAAGGTCTTAAAATTTGGTTTTCAGCTACAACTGTATATATAAGTTCTGAATCTATAACATATTGATCACCAAGCCAATGCGCAGTACCGTCATTAGGTTTTATTTGATCTACCAAATATATATTTGAAGATCCAGATTCTTTGTATAATATATCTACTTGAACTACACCATCTGGAATATTTGTTGGTACAATATTTGATAGTGTAACTGTTTTTAAGTGGTTCTGCATACCTTCGTTAAGTCCTTTTTTTGGTTGGTAATCCCATGTCATAGGTATAAACGCTGCCTGTGTAAACGGTGAATATGCAGAGTATTCGTTGTCTTGATACTTATATCTAACAGCAAATTTTGGAAATTTAAACTTAAGTATTCTTTCAGTATTAGATAATTTTAAATCAATTAAAAATCGCGTATCTATTAACGGCGTCGAAGGACTAATAAATACTATTTCAAAATCCACTAAAGTTTCAAATGTAAAAGGAGTTCCAGGAACTGTTGTAGAAACGTAGGTATCTGTTACTCTAACCTGAACAATAGGATCTCTAAGAGGAAATTTTATATCTAACTCATTATCAGGATAAAGTTCAAGAACCATAATATCGCCTACTTGAATATCAAGATTATTTTGAGTATTAAGAGGAACAATATTGTTCCACACACCGTGATTTATAGATACTCCTATTAATTGATCACCCGCGGATAGTAGTTCCCCTGGATTGTTAGCCGTGTCTTCAAAACTAATTGTAGTTTCACCCATTGTAGCTTTTCCTGAAGGTTTGGTAGATTCCAATAACATACTTGGAGGTGCTTTAGGATTTTCTTTTATAACTGTTATATGTTTTTCTTGCGCTGGTACAGTAACACCTGTTTTTTCATTTATGAAATTTGTATGTGTGAAAGCATCTACAGTTCCCGCTATAGATCTTGGTATATTAATTTTTTTAGGTTCAGAACCGATTAAATTACCTTCGCTATCATAAGTAGCATCAGTCCAGAATAACATGTCGTCAATTATATTTATTGCCGTTATATTAGTACTTGAAACAAAATTAAGTATTGTGTTATTAGATGCTGAGCCAGAGGTTGTAAAAAATAACTTTGTACCATGGAATTCCTGCGGAGTGTTGGTGTTATCTAGCCAATCTAAATTACCTAATATAGTAATAGAGTTAGTAGCTGTATCTATAGCAACAATAACCATATCAGTTGCAGAAATAGGAAAAGAGGGAGCTCCAGCTGAATAGCCACTAGCTATTAATTGCATACCTATAGAAAGATCGCTGACATCGTGCTGTGGCCCAAACGTTATAGTTCCTGTAGTTGTATCCCAAGAAATGCCATTACCGTATATAGTATAAGCGAAAGCGCTTGTCGCTACAAAAACCGGAGTTAGTACTTCATTTTTATATTGAAATATAACGTCTTTTGAAGCACCGTTAGCACCTTGTGGTGAGGCAGATGTAAAAGAAGTATAGTCTATTGATGTTCCACCAGACTTAACAAAGTAATAAAAAGCATCGTTTTTTTCATCAGAAACAGCCCCAACACATACTGAATCATTACCAATCACTGCCATTTGATAACCAGGTAAAGGCATTGCATTTCCTAATATATTTTGAACAGTACCAACGTTAGATCCTTCGGAAGTTGATACTTGTATATTCATCGCATCTGTGTACTCTCCGTTTGGAACAAGTCTTTCATCGGCATCCTTGTTCATTTTACCCCTGGCAAAATTATGCTTAATATCTGGCATATACTAGTGTTTTATTTGCTTAGATTTACCTCTAAGTATTTGAGTTAATTCTTCTAATTTAATGTTAGATAATCTTAATTTAGCTGTTCTTATAGCAGCAAATCTTTCTTTTTTAAATCTATTTACTTGATATTCTGGAATGTTTGCCTTGCCAGATAAAATAGCGTGAGCAATCCATTTGTACATTGCCTCTTCAGCAAATTTATGAACTTGCATTTCATCATCAGTTCCAAGACTATCACTTATATAATCTAATATCACAGTTTTTCCTGAAATATTAGAGCTAAAATGTATTTTACCAGAATTACAATCTATATAAAAAGAACCGTTAGTTTGAGCATGTTGCGGATCTAATCCGTATCTTTGACCTTCCATTGGCCAGTAAGTATCGTCTTGATAGTTGTCTTGATTTTCTGATGGTGTTGATGATTTATAATTAGACCAAGTGTCTGTATCTGCATCTGGCGAAATAAAAGTGAACTCTGTGTTATCAACTGGATTGAACAAGTTGCCTGATGGGTTTGAAGTTGTTATTACAGCGCCATTGACATCAATAACAGTTGTGCCTACTGGAAACCCTTTGTTTGAAACTAGCATTCCAACCTCTATACTTGAAACATCTGTGTTAGGTGATTGTGTTAGCTTGTCCTCGTTTAAAACATAGGTAATATTTTTTAATATATGACTAGATTTTTCTGGCAAAATTAAAGATCCATCTGAATTTTTAAACACAAAAGTTTGTGTACCAGTATAATCTATAATTGCTGTAAAAGGTCCTATTGTTGAAGGTGCTATTTTTATAGTTGTAACGCCCCCACTATTTGTCGTAGAATAAACAACACTTCCATCAGGTATATTTGGACTTAAAACCCTCATACCTACTAGAATATTTTTATACTCCGCATCTAAAACAATTGAAGTATCTACTCCCTGTGTCATAGTTCCAACAGCTTGTAAAGTAAAAACACCATCAGTATCTTGCAATGGATTTAAAGATGGATTTGATGTTTTATCTGTTGGATATATAATATGTTTTATACCAGCAGAATCTACCCAACTAACTTTAGTATAATTAACATAATCTTGTGGTAATATCATTTGTAATGACGCTGGTACTGTAATCTCTTGTGATTTACAAGATTTAAAAGTATCAAAAGATAATTCAGCTAAAGCTCTTTGAGCGTGAAAAGCTACATCTGTTCTTCTAGCTTTTGGTATAATTTTATCTTCACCAACGTATACAAACATAAATTGACTTATAATATCATGCAATGACACGAATTCATAATTACCATAATTATTTTCGTCGTAATAACCTTGTTGCGTTATGTTTAATAATCCCATTTATTTATTGTTTTTCTTGTGAAATTTGTAAATTTTCTAATCCTTGTCCAGCTTTCATAATATCATCTCTTTTCATAGATATTCCTGCAAATTTTAATATTTTATAAATCAACTCTGTTTCTTCCGAGGCGTGTAACTCAAAATGAACTGTTGATAAACTATTGCTATCATAAAGAGCTTTACTATTAACAACGAAATAACCCCAAGAAACAGTTGCTGGTTCTCTAAAATAAAATAATCCAGTTGGTGTAACAAAAGCATTATTATCTGCTACACATCTCATTACGTTACTTCTTATGTTAACCACAGGTCTGTTTGCGGATGGTCTTGTTAAAGGACCACCAAGTCTAACATCGTTAAAATCTTTAGTGTTCATTATTTCGCAATCAATATTGTTAAGTTCTACTCTATGAACTCTATAAATATAATCAGGTAATTGTTTATTTAAACCACCACCACCAGCGTTGGTATAAAGTTGTATTGCTGCAGAGCCATCAACATTTTCAAATATTTGTAACTTTTCCTCCAACATATCATCTACATCTGAATAAAACGTGTCATTACCAGGAATTCTTCTAAACTGATTAACATCGTAAAAATACTGTTCAAATATTTCTTTCTGAGCTTGGTTGGCAAACAAATTAAACTCTTGTGGAGTTATATACCCTCTTTGCTCTTTGTTAGCTAGCGCCAATACTCTTTGATATACGTTGTCTATATTTATCATAATTTTTTTTAATTATTATACGGGAATAATCTATTTAGAGTGTCTTTTCTTTTACCGCACCCGCAATCTTTACCAGTTGCTTTAGCAACAGTATCAACAACTTTTTTTATTCCAGTTGCTTTTGTAATTTTTTCTATTGAGTCGCCTAATCCTTTTGATTTTTTCTTTTCCATATTAGAGTATATCTCCATTCCTTCATCTGTTTTAAACCAAGCGGCTAAAGCTGAATAAGGATGTTCATCAAATGGAACATTCATTAATTTTCTATCATTAGAACCCCACGAAAAAGTTCTTTGATCTGCAGATAGTTTTAATATACCCATTTCAGTTGCTCTAATACCAAAGTTTCTAAGAACAACATTTTCATCATTTACTAATTCTAAGAACAACTCTGGGTTTCTCTTAGCATGCAGTAATAAATCTCTTCTAAGTTCCTTAGAACTCATGTTTGATACCTTAGAACCAATCTCAACACGCATAACCGCCTCAGCCATATCTATGTCTAGGTTTTGAGCAGCGTTTAACGCTTCTATTTCTAGTTCTAACCAATCAATTTCGTTAGCAGCATTAACTTCTGGTTTTAATTCATAGAAAATTTTATCTCTATGCGGGTGATAAAGTGATAATAATTTTTGTAAAGTTACTTTATTTTTAGGAACTACTAAAACTCCTTTTCTAAAAATAATATGATCTAATCTTTGATCACCTTTCATTTCTTCTACAAAAACAGTTCTTTGGTTAGACGTGTATTTTAACTCTCTTTCATAGCCTAACTCTTCATCAAAATAATAAATACCAGCAGCTCTAATAGATTTACTTAAAGGTGTTTGGCCATTTTTTAAAATGTAAGTTCTATCTTTTATTTCCCATTTAGGTTGTTTAGGTTCAACTTTTTTAGGTTTTGGTGTTTCAACAACTGGTGTTTCAACAACAGGTACTTCTACCTCTTTTTTTGTTTCTTGTTTTTTTGCCATAATATAATATATAATAAAATTAATAAAAATAAAGGGTCGAGGCCGAAGCCCCGACTCTTTAAAATAATTGTGCTTAGTTCATCAACATAAAGTTGTTAGCACCTTGAGTAACTAAACATCTTTCAGATAAGAAGTTAACTGTCATTGCATCTAAAGTAGATGTAACAGCTCCAACTGATCCTGTGATCCAAGTTTTCATTTTTCTGCTTTCTAACTGAGAAGCTCTATAACGAACGTGTAAGAAAGGACGAGTAAGGTTTTTACCTAAAGACTCATCATATACAGAAGAAGTACCAGCTGGTATTATAACCCCTCTAATATCTTCACCAGCAGTTGCGTTAGCATTGATACCACCTCTTGTAGCTAAGTCATTTAAGTATTTCCAATCAGACTTGTAGAAGTCATAAGAACCTCTTCTGAAACCAGAGAAACCTAAATTTAAAGCCATATCTTCAGAGTTGTCAAATACTCCGTAAGAAGTACCACCAGCTCCGTAAGAATTCATTGAAGCTAACATGTCATCTAAAGCTAAAGCAGTTGCTCTATTAACAAACATCATGTTTTCTTCAATAGCACCATTTTTATCAAACTCAGCTAAGATAGCGTCAAACTCAGCTAAATCAGTAGCAGCGTTAACACCAGTAACACCAGAAGTTTGGTGACCTCTATCTTTGATAGCAGCAAATAAACCTTGTGTACCAACTAACCCGTTTGCACCACCTAAAATAGTAGAAGCATCAGCAGCTTTTTCAGATTCAATCATACTCATTTCTAAGTAATCAGTAAATCTTGATCTAGTTTCACCTTCAGCTTTTAAGTACCACATGTAACCTGCTTGTCCATCTTCACCAGTAACTTCAACCCAACCAACTTGAGAAGCGTCAGAACCTGAAACTTCGTATTGATCTTTAAGAATAATTGGCTTGTTAGTAAACGTAGTGAAAGAAGGTTTAACAGATCTAGCGCCAGAATACTCAGTTCCTTTTGAATTTTCAGAACCAAATACTAAAACTCTTAAATCGTTGTCACTATCAGCAAAGTTCATGTCACTTAAGTGAGCAGCGCCATAAGGTAAAGCAGTAATAGTCTGGTTACCAGCAGCAGCAACAGTTACTAAAGCAGTAACAGTTTGACCACCACCAGCGATTAAAACTTGATCACCAACTCTAATACCATGAGTAGTTGTTAAAGCTACACCATCAATATCGTGAGTAATGTTAATCGTACTAGCTGAAGCGTCTAAACAGTCCGCTCTATAAGATAAGTGTAACCTACCTTGTTCTGACCAAATAACTTGATCAGCTGACATAGCTTCTTCCGCCCCTACTTGTCCTAAAAATCCTGAAATTGTACGTTTTCCGTAAACCTCAGCTTCTTTTTCCATTAAGTCTGGAAGGTATTGCTGTGCCCATCCATTAGTTTGGATGTCTAAATAATTATCCGACGTTATTTGCTGCACTGGAGCAGCTTGAAACGACGTTCTTGCAGTAATTGCCATTTTTTTTAAATTTTAAATTGTTATTTATTGTTTTTAATTTTAAACTTAAAGTCATTTGCATCATTGCCTAACACTCTTACTTTTATACCTCCAGCATCTATAGTTCCATGATTTTGTCTTGGATTCATATCTACGTTTTTAGCTTTAGCAATACTATTTTTCATAGCATCAGCTTTTCCTTGTTCATAAAAGTGTTTTGCAACAGCATCCGCATTCATTGCTGTGTATAGAGACTTATGATAACCCTTAGCGTCTGTTAAAGCAGAGTTTTTATCCAAAAACTTTTTGGTAAAATTACTTATATCGCTCTGAGTGTTTTTAACCTCTTCAGCATTGTTTACATTAAACCTGTATTTTTTATCACCGACGTTGTATTCAAAACCTTTGAACTTGTCGTTAAAAACTTGATTAGTTTTTTGTGTAAAAATATCAGAGTTTGTTTTAACTGTTTTTTTATTTGCTTCTGACTCCTTGTTGTACCTATTAAAGAAATCAATTGCTTTTTGTTGCTCACTAGTAAGTTTGCTTCCAGCTTTGATTTCTTCATAGTATCTAGACTTTTGCCCGTCTAAGTGGCTTTTAGCGTTGGCAACTTGCTCTTTTAACGCTAATTTTTTTCTTCTTATATCTCTATCGTCATCTTCGTCTTCGTCGTAAGAGAATTGATCTTCCATAAGGAAGTTAATTTCTTCATTGTTTAAATGAGGCTTTGTTTGCTTGTAATATTCATATAATAGATTTTGATCATCTAACTTTGAATAATCTTGATTAAGCTTAACATAGTCACTTAAATCACCACCAGTATCATCCATAAAGTCTATCAACTTTTGAACATTTTCTGGTATTGGTTTTCCAGTGGCTTCAGCTTCAGCCACAGCTTCTTCAATTTGTTCTTCTACTTCAGCAATTTCTTCTTCAGTAGAATCTTCAGTAATTTCTTCTAATACTGGAGTTTCTTGTGCTTCTGCTTCCGGTTGTACTTCTTCTTGTTTTTCTGTGGACTCGGCATCTTTAGACTCTGCAGCCACTCCGCTGTCGTCAGCGTTATTTTCCTTAGTTTCATTTTCTTCTACTGGTTTTGGTGGTTTACTTAAATCTACTTTAATAACGTTGTCGTCATTTGCAGAATCAAGTTTACTTTTATCAACTTTTACCACGTTTTCATCACCTGGATCTTGTTGGTTTTTTTGTGTAGTCTCTTCAACTACGTTTTCATTTTTTTCTTCCATAATATAATATAATAATAATTAATAAAATTTACTTAGGGTCAAACGTTCCTAAATCAAATCCACCGCCTAGTATATCGTTACCAGCAGATTCAAAGTTTTTAGGTGGTTTTCCACTATTTCTTTGATCTATAAGTTCGCTTTGTTGAGAAGCTTGTATTCTAGTTCTCTCGTCCTTTCTATCTTCTTTTTCTTTTTCTTTTGTTTTTTGCCCATTAACCTCAATACCTTTTAATTGCATGTTATATTGAAATTCTAACCCCATAAGTTCTTTTTTCATTTCAACTTCTTGCATCATCCTTTTTGACTCTAAATCAGATTTGATTTGTTCTAATTGTGCTTGGCTTTGTGTCAATGCTTGATTTTTTTGAACTTCTGATTGTGCCGCAGCTTGAGCTGACTGTTGATTTAATTGAGCTTGTTGCTGCATGTTTTGTTGTTGCAACGCTTGATCTCTATCTAATTTCTTTTTTCTACGTATTTTAAGAAGTTGGTTGGCTAGTTTTACATTTTTAATCTCTCTAATATCAATAGCATCAGCAAGTTCTATTATTTGTTGCTGTAACGCCATTTGTATATTATTTTCTAACATCATTTTTTCTTCTTCATCTGGTTGTAATTCTATAAATATACCAAAATCGTAAAGATGTAAATGTTGTAATTCTTCTAATACCGCCGCGTTATGCACGCCTATTGCTTGTATAAAAGCGTCTTTTGTTGGAGAGTATTCTATAATATCGGATATTCTTAGAGAAAGACATTCACATATTTCAGCAGTTAAAAATAATCCAGATTGTAATATATGCCTAGTTGCTGTGTTACTATTAGCCGCGGCTATTTTTTGAACACCAACTAAAGCGTTTTTATCTGGCATACTACCATCTCTAGCTTCATTAAGACCGGTTACATCTCTAATCATTTGCAAATAGTAATTATAATTACCTATAAGAGCTTGCATTTTATTTCCGCCACTACCAGATGTAATTTCTTGAATAGGTACTTTACCTGGATTCATATCACCTTCTGATGTAAAACTTCTTCCTATTACAGAACCAGTTTGGAAAAACATATTTAAGGCTTCTTGTGGATTATAGTTAGTGCCATTACCAAGATCAACCTCAGCTAAACCATCAGCATCTAAATAAACACCATCAGGCACCATTCTAGCCATTACTTGTTGTAACTTTAAATGCGTTAACTGAATCATATCAGCAAAACCAGTTATACGTTTTACTAATGAATCAATTCTACCATCGTACATTCTAGGTGCAACAATAGCATAGTTCATTTTAACTTTAGTAAAATCACTTTTAGGTCTCATCATGTTTTTAGCCATTTCCCATTTAAGCAATTTATTAGTACCTAAAATCATAGCCCCATCGTAAAGTACTTCTATAGATCTTAACATTCTACTATAACCACCTTCCATGTTTTCTGGAGGATTAAATGAATCATCTTTAGGTATAATTTTATCAGCACCAGTAGCCATTTCTTTAACCTTGTAAACTTCATTCATGTAAGTTTTGTAGTTAAAATATAAAACTTGAATAGTATTGTTATCTTCTTTGTCTTCGCTGTGCCTAGAGTTATAGTTAGACCTGTTATAAGATTTGTTTTTCATTATATCTTCAAGGTCACTTTCTGTTAAATGAGGAAATTGTTTTGCTAATTCGTTTACTGGAATAGTTTTTATTTCTCCAACGTAATATATATCATCAAAATAAGGTGAATTAGTGTAAGAATAAACTAAATTAGCAGGATCTACATAATCTACAACTACACCTTCAGAAGTATTAAAGCTAGTTTTTACCGCACCAATCCCAAGAACAGTTAAATCATAATAAAATTGTTTTTTAATTAATTCATATTTATTACCATCTAATAAAGTATTTAATGCTTGTTCTTCAGCTATTTCAATAGACTGCTTGTAAGATAACTGCATGTGAAGTTCTAATTCCTCATTACTTTGCGGAAGTTCTTCTATTCTACTCTGTCTAACGTCTAATTGTAATTCTTGTCCAACGGCATTATTAAAATCTTTAAGTCTCATATCTTTTAATATAGACTCCATATACTCAGTTCTTTTAGAAACTCCATATGGATCTTGAGAATAAGCTTTTATATCATAAGTTCTTTCTGCTATACCATTTACAACAATATCTACAAACTTAGAAATAATTGGAACTGGCTTCCAATCTAAATTTAAATAGGACAAATCACCGTTTATAGATAACTCATCCTTATATTTTTGTATAGATTGCTCGCCCCTAGCGTACAATCTTAAATTATGAAAATCATTGTTATTTTTTCTATATCTATTAGAACCTCTATCACTATTGAACCATTCTTGCTCTATAGCTTTACCTACTTTTAAACCATAATCATAACTCAACTTTTCAGCATCGCTTACGGTTTGACTTGGAAAATAACTTTTAATGCCAGACTCTGCCATATTTATTATTTAATTATTTGTGAATTACTTCCAGTATTATTATACTTGGAAATGCTTATATTTAGTGGTTGTTTTTCAACCTTTGCGTTTGGCGCGTATAAATGTCTATTGTTAGCCATTATAGCTAAACCAGAACTTATAGACGCATCAAATTTTGTTCTTTTGTTTATATCAAACTTTGCCCAATCATTTAGCAGTTCGTTAAAATAAAGATCACCAAAACTACCATCTTGTTTTATACCTACGTGGTCTTGTATATACATTTCAATTGCTGCTGCATGTGCTTGTTTTATATCTTCACTGGAGTTAGGTATACCGCCAACTTCTTTTTCTGCTACAGATAATTTATTCCAAACTTTATCAGGTCTATTCATACTAAACCCTCTGTATCCTCTACGTCTTAAATAATACAATAGACGAGGTTTATTATTCTCTGCAAGTATAGGCATCCCATAAAATACTAATGCCATTAGAACATCTTCAAAGAATATCTCAGCTGTAGGTGGTCTTGATAAGTATTCTAAAAAGAAGCTGTTCGCAGGAGCGTCCTCCATACTAAACCTGGTTAAGCCGTGTAATGCTCCTTT